TGGGGTGAAAGTCCCAGTCTACCTTCAACCCAAAAAATACCTACCAAAGATCTTTGTTGATACAAATGAAATGTATGGAGGATCTGAGTACGGATACCTGATTAAGCTGGAGACTCTGGCAAAGATCTTAGGGTATAAGGGTCTGAACAAAAGGGGAAGGTCTGGAAAAGATTTCTGGAAGTTTTCTTCTGATGAAAAGGAAGATTATCTCACCGCAGATATCAACATGACAGCCCACTGTTTCAATGCCTTAAATGAGAGCTTAGATGTCTCGGACGATGCTGTCATTTTTGACATTGAAACTAGACCGAGGTCAGCACAGGAAATTGCGTCACTGATCCCAGAGTTTGATCCAGATTCCGTCAAAGTAGGAAACTTAAAAGATCCCTACAAGATTGAGGAAAAGATTAAGAGTGCAGAGGAAAATCACCTAAGCTCTTACATGAATCGAGCTCAGTTAACAGCGGAGCACTGCGAGCTGGATGCGATTGGCTATCAGATGCCAGACGGAAAGAAGCAGCTCTGCTTTTGCTCTAATGATGCAGATATCAAGGAAGCACTAGTCAACTTCTGGTCAATTTGTGGATCAGTGTGGGGACATGATGAAGGATTTTTCAACCAAAACTAAATATGAATAAAGCAACTATTATTGGCGTTTACTCATCCGACAGGGAGACTGGGGAAGAGTATGTAACTAAGAACGGAAACCCTTACATAAAGCTAGGGTTAGAAAAAGAAGATGGCACAAAGATATATGATGCCTTTTTCTTCACAGAGAAAGCACACTGGAAGGTGGAGTCATTTTTCAAGAGCATGAACGCACTTCCCCCAAAGTTTAAGGATACAAGCTATAAGAACTTCTTGGACTTTAAGGGTAAGGCAATTGGGATAGAGGACGGCACTGATGCTAAAGGCTATGCGAAGATATACAAGTATCTAGCACTGGATGAGCCAATTGAGCCTAAAATGGATCGGGCTGCACCTATTGAAAATGCAGACCAAGATCTCCTTGAAGATGTCCCATTCTGAGAGACTAACAATTAGGCTACCTGAGCACTTGAAGCAGCAATTAATGATGGTCAAAGAAAGGTATGATATGACCCTGAATGATGCTGTGAAGTTTGCAATAGTTTCAGGGATTCGGGTGTTTGATTTGGCAGGAAACCCTGCCATTTCAGCCCCAGCCCCTGCACCAGCAACATCACAAAGTGACAGCAAAAACCCCTATAAAGACGCAATTTTGACAGCAACAGCAATTGTGGAGAAAAAACAGGGTGACAGCAAAACCCCCCAAAAAACGCCAAATGTGACAGCAACTGATAATTTAGGTGAGGAAAGTGATGGTGTTCAATTTGACAGCAAAAACCCCCAAAAAGAGGGTAATTTGACAGCAGCCTCGCGCGCGCCTTTTGCGAATATATACTTACTTAATAAGAATAGTATTAATATATATAATATTAAGTTGCAAAGTGCTTGGGACGAGTTTGTGCAACACAGAAAAGAGCTCAGGAAAGTTATTAAGCCAACCCAGATGAAAAGGATGTGGACAGGCTTTAATTCCATCTTGGAGGAGTTTGGAGTGGATGGTTTGATCGAGTCATTAAATCGGTCAGTGGCAATGGGCTGGGCAGGTGTATTTCCACCACAGCCAGCTAACGAGGTAGTGGCAGAGAGTAAGGGTGGATTCAATGCGGAGGATTTCTAATGATTTATAAATGTAGAGAGTGTAGGCAGGATACTGACTGGACTGATGAGCTGGTAGCAGCATTCAGTGAGAAGGCAGTAGTCTGTGATAAGTGTTGTAAGGCTTTTCATGAGCGTGAGGGAACTAGGTCAAATAAATTAATTTACACGCCTAGACCCATTCATGAGCTGATTAGACCCCTGTATATGGAGACAGACTTTAACCTGTTGCCAAGCCAAGCACAGGCAGTATGGAAGAATATCCAGCACTGGACTCCTGACCGAGATAAAGGAATTTACTTACTCGGTGAGTCAAGGATGGGTAAGAGTAGATTGCTTACACTGCTGCTAAAGAAGCTTCATGGTTATGGGCTCGCATTTAAGGTATTTTATGCTGGTGAGTTTCATAGTGAGTTAGCGTCAGCTAAGAGATCCAGCCACTATGCGAACTGGAGGGATGAGGTAGTGAATATTCCAATCCTTGCAATCGATGACCTGTTTGCCGAAAAGCTCACCCCCTCTACTGAGGCAGGGCTGTTTGAGATCGTAAACCAGAGGATGGAGAGAAAGCTCCCCTTGCTGTGTACCTCTCAGGTAAAGCGTAGCGACGCTATAGCACGATTTGAGGACAAGAGGCGAGGTGAGGCACTACTCAATCGATTCAGGGAGACCTGTAATGTCTGGCTGTTTAATCAGGAGCAAATGCAGGAGAGGCTAAAAATAGCATGAGCTGGGATGATTTCAATGACTGGGTATTCTTAATGATGTGCGTAATCGTAATTTGCACTGTGGCATACTTTCTCACCGAGTGATGGCAGGGCGAGAAAAGGTCACCAGACGGAAGCTCGATAATATGGGCTTAGAGGAAATAGCAGATGCCTGTGATATGTCCCTTGATATGTTTAAGAAGAACCTTGAGCTGCAAGTCTCAGGTGATGACCAGATGACAGCCATGCAGTTCTCTAACATGACTCCCAGCGAGTACAATGAGTTCATGCTCGGTTACTATCGATTGCTCGTGTTTAAGCTGGAAGTAAAGGCTATCAATACCACAGAGGAGCTCGAGGCTCGGCAGGTAGCACCAGCACTAAAGTATGCTGTCGAGACACTAAGAGAAATGCAGGGAGACTCCAGCCTTCATGTGGAAAAGGTAAAAAGAGGGGCATCAGCAGAGTCTATGGAGGAATTGCTGAAGTCATTGCCAGAGGCAGTAGAAGCGGAGGTCACTGATGTCCAGAAGTGAGCTTAAAAAACATCAAGAGGAAAAGACTAGGTTTAAGGAAAATACAAGCTATGTAGAGGGCAATCTCGCATGGGAGAACTTCAACAATAAGTGCCAGCTCGCTAAGGGCAGGTTAGGGGAAATAAGACATGACGCAGAATACTACTGGAGTGAGCACGAGGGGAGAACACTTACCCCTAAATCGCATCGATACCCGATCTATCGAACTAACCTTGAAAGACCTCAAAAGTTTAAAATCGAAAGACATTGATCCAGTGATTGCTAGGTACTCTTTAAAGATACTTGCAGCCCAGTGTGGGGTAGAGAGTATAAGGTCAGTGCACTCTAAGCTGTTGCATACCTATATGAGCCAACTTGAGTCAATTGTTGGAGGAAATAATGAGGGGAATGGGGTGAATAGCGATTTAAAGACCATGAAGGGGTGTAGGAGTCGTTTTGATGGATATGGGGGTTCGGACTTGGGTGAGTAATTTAACGAAGAATAAAGAGGGTATGGTAGCAAGCTATGGGCATTTATCGGTGTGCAGGTCTACCGCAAGTAATGTGTCGAGCGGTTTAGAGGTGTTAAATGTACGCATAAAGGGGTGCAGATACCATGTTTAGGCTCAGATCCCTGTGTTTATGCGGTAGTACCGAGGATTTATTGTCCTCTACCTACACTATTTCGAGGGTGGGGGGGGTGGGGGGATGTACTTTGCTCGGAGAACGAACCGATTGTGCCATAGGAAATTTTTTTACTTATGAACAAGCTCTATGATCTCCTTAATGACAAGCATAGCGAGACTTATATTCTATCCTACCTTCAGGACTGGGGGGTTATATCTGATAACTGTTACAAGATATTTCATGTCGTTAATGACTACGATGCTTACGACTTTATTAAGAGTAATTACAGGGATTACTTGCGTTGGGAGATGCGATTAGATGGCAGACTTTGATACAGCACTAAGGGTAGGGAAATTAGGTGAGGATGCGGTAATGGATCTGTGCCTTAAGAGTGGGAAGACTCCAGCCCCTGTGCAGGGTAAGTTTAAGCCTTATGATTTCATAGTGCTTGAGACAAAACTGGCTTACGAAGTGAAGAGGGACTGGAAGTCAAAGCACACGGGTAACCTTGTGGTGGAGATAGAGATGCCAGTGGGTAACCCAAGTGGCTTGCAGACAACCAAAGCAGACTTCTGGGTTTTTGATTTACCGACTGAGTATATTTTTATCACCCCATCACAGATAAAGGACATCCTTTGTTTTTGGGACTACAAGCCTAGTGTGTTTGTGGGTCAGGGTGATGACACTGCCAAGAAAGCGTTCTTAGTCCCAGTGGGCTCAATGAAACAAAATGCAACCAAGGTAATAAAAAAATGAATATATGGAAACCAACAGGTGAAAAGAATTTAAGCTTTCCGCAATGGGTGGACAGGCTGGTTAAAGAGAATCAAAAATTATTAAGGAAACTAAAGGAGTATGAAGACAGAGAAAGAGCTGAGCGAGGAGATGGGTCTGGACAGGAAGCACCTAATACAGATGAGGAAGGAAGGTCTGAAGGGTTGGCATCGAAAGGGTAATACAGTGATGTATGACTCGGATGGAGAACACGCTGTACGGAATGTTGTACAAAAGGAATTATGTGTTAGTGAACTTTCCGAGCCGTTGCCAGATCCAGTGGAAGAAGAGATGGTAGTTACAAACATCCCCTTCAATAGTCGAATGGTGATTTGTGGTGATGTGCGAGTCAGGGTTCACAGTAATTTAAATTTCAGGAAGGGCATGAAGCTCAGGGCAAGACCACCCTTGACCAATGAGAGTAAACTGTGGGTTCTGGTGGGTAGGAGTCCACGATGGAAAGGTAAATGGTAATGAGTAAGCAGAGTGAAGATATCGTAAGGCAGTGGGAGGAGCAAAAGGAGATGGAGAGGCATGGTGATGCGTTTACTAAGATCCTGAGCAAGCTAAGTAAGGAAATCAAGGGGTCAAAGTCTGCTCCCAGAAAAAAACCAAAGAAAAAGAAATGAGCGATAAAGTACATGGTGAAAAATGGCTTAATGAAAATACTGATTACAAAATTATGGATGAAGCTTTGTTGGAGTTTCATTATTCTGCTAGAGAGAAATTCTTAAAGGGTATTGAGGAGCATAACCCAGATGGATCTAAGGGGTTAGCCAAAATGAAATCCAGTGACTTGATTGAGTCGATAAAAGAGGAAATCATCGACACATGGTTTTACCTATATGAACTCTCAAGGAGAATAAAGGAGCAGAAATGATTCAGTGGACTGAGCATCCGTACTATCCTATTCCCAGCCACAAAGAGGCTGAGATGATGGGAGTGGACAAACTGTTAGATTTTCATGCTGCCAGAGAAGAATCTATTTATGCAGAAAAAACTGACCCATTCCACAATGGATATGAGCCAGATCACTGGAGGATGGCAGACGAAGAGTTTGCAAACCACGATGAGCTTGTAATTTTGGGCGGAAATAGGTCTGGTAAGAGCGAATTTGCAAGTAAAAGGGTAGTAAAGTGCACTAATGATATTCCAGAGGCAAATGTGCTTTGTATGCACACTACTTCTGCAACTTCTATAGAGCAGCAACAGCAGTATGTTTATAAATATCTGCCCTCAGAGTGGAAACAGGCAAAAAAGGGTAAGGTAACTAACATGACTTTCTCAAAAAAAGGAGGATTTACTGAGTCTTGTTGCGTTACCCCTAATGGCAGCCGAATATTTTTTCGTAATTACTCGCAGAACCTCGATACTGGTATTTTAGAGGGCTCTGAGTGGGATATGGTGTGGCTGGATGAGCTCTGCGGAGTAGACCATATTAATGCCCTTCGTTTTAGGCTTGTTACTAGGGCAAACAGACCAGCACCTAACTATCCTAAAGGTTATCCATGGCGTGGGATGCTTATAACCTTTACGCCAGTTGCTGGTTATACTCCGACAATTAGGGAGTATTTGCAGGGGGCTAGGACAGTAAAATGGGGGCAAGCAGACCCTGAGCTTTTAGAAAACGAAAAAGTGCCAATCATTCAGCAACCGCTGCGAGAAAACTCTAGGGTAATTTATTTTCACTCTATTTGGAATAAATTTAATGACTACCGAGCCCTGAAGCGAACCTTACAGAATGATCCTCGCCCCAAAATTCTTACTCGTGCGTTTGGAGTCCCTACAAAAGTCTCTGGTGGTATGTTTCCAAAATTTGGCGAGGCACACTTGGTGAATGATGATCAGATTCCCAAAGAAGGCACAAACTACATGGTAGTAGACCCATCTCACGGAAAAAACTGGGTTATGATCTGGGTTAGGGTAGCTAAGGATGGGAAGTGCTATGTCTATAGAGAGTTTCCTGACCAGATTAACCCAATTGAGGGAGTTGGTATGGCTGGAGAGTGGGCTGTTGCTGGTAAAAAGATTGATGGTGCTAGGGGTCACGCTCAGGAAAGCTGGGGCTGGTCACTGGCTCGATACAAAGAAGAGATCTTGAGGCAGGAGGGTAATGAGAAAATATTTATGAGAATCATGGACTCTAGGTTTGGGTCTGCACCGACTCCAACAAAGTCAGGTATTACCACGCTAATAGATGAAATGGCTGACATGGATATGTTTTTTGAGCCAAGCGTAGGGGTCAGGATTGAGGAGGGTATTACCATGGTTAATAGCCTACTGGACTATAATTCTGAGCAGCCTGTAGGTTCAATGAATTGTCCAAAACTTTATGTACATGAAGACTGTAAGAATCTGAGGTTTGCCCTTAGCACTTGGACTAATACTGATGGGAAACACGCTGCCACAAAAGATTTTTGTGATCTAATGCGGTACTTTGTGCTGTCAGCTCCAGTTTTCTTAGAGGAAGGTAGTGGCGTTTTATTTGAAGGTGGTGGCTACTAACCGAAAAAAGTTTACAAAAAAAGGTTTACCGCAAGTGCTTGTATAGCAATCGCTTAACTTTGTAATCAGGAATTAGTTTTTTTTATTATTTGGTTTAGTACTTGCTTTCTGTGTACACAGATATATGTTGTGGGTATGGATACGAAATTATTATATCAAACAGAGGAAAAGCCGACTCTTGAGGGAGCTCAGAAAATTGTAGGAGGCTTTGTAGAGTTGATCGGACTCAAGAATGGAGATCAGATGCTCGTGAACGAAAACGCTATTATGGATCAATTGCCAATCAACGAGATAGCAACCCAAATCGCAATAGATCAAAGCAATGCACTTATCTGGGATGGCATTCGTGGGGATGTTCTTATTTTACAGGGGGCAGCAAAATGGGATTAAGTAAAGAAAATAGGGAAGTCCCGAATTATGATTGATAAAAGTGACCAATTCAAAGATCAACAGCTTAAGATTAAGTTGATCGATAGATTCTCATCTTTGTTAAACATAGATCCGTCTGTATTGATGACCCATCCAGACCACAGCAAAATTATAACTGACTGCCTAGGAGGGTATACAATTCTTATAGACACAATAAGCAAGGATGTTTATGGTTTAGAACCATGCAAACAGAAGAATCATCATGGGGGGGCAAGCGAGTGAACCAGACAGGTAGACCTAAATTGCCAGATAATATTAAACGGGTTTACACTACTATGAGGATTAAGCCAGAGACAAAAAAGTTTCTGGAAAGTGACCCTGATGGACAAGGTAAGTGCGTTGACAAATTAGTCGTAAGAGCGAAGGCTAAAAAAATATAGTTGACCAAAATCCCTACGAAAAGTCGAGTTTTCACCATGGCTCGATTGGGGATTGATAAGGCTTTGTTAAGGCGAGGTGAGGTAATTAAGGCACTCGGATTATCTAGATCCGAGATGAAGAACATGGTGGATGCTAAGCTAATTACTCCGCACTACTTTCGCAAGGGTGCTCGTGCATTTTTCCTGCGTTCCCAGATTGAAAAACTTTTAGAATCATGGGAAAGCGACAATGAGGAATTACGACAGCGACAAGAACAAACTTACTAAAGAGCCTGATGTAGCTGAGCTGCAAGCTGAGCTATCTGCCATCCTTGAAGATGCTAGTCGCAATCTCAGGAGGAGAGATGATTTTGATGATGTTCGTTTTTGTCGCTGGTCTGGTCAGTCAGATGATGGCAGGAAGCATGAAGAATTTATAGGGAGAAAACCTATCCCATGGGAAGGGGCATCTGACACCCATAATCGACTTGCAGATAGGCTTGTGAACGAGCACGTGCATATGGCTCTAGAATCATTTTTTAGGGCTAACATAAATGTTACAGGCATAGAGGTAGATGATACAAAAAAAGCCTCTTACTGGAGGGACTGCCTCTCCTATTTCTTAGAGCAAAAGATGCTACCTGAGCTTCGTAGAGAGGTGGAGCTGCTGGCTCAGGAAATGTATGCTGGGTCTCCTGCTATTGCCATTTTGGGAGTGTACTGGCAGCAGGAAACTATCATGCGTCTAAAGAAGTTTAGTATGCAAGACCTATTGCAGCTGGTGCAGCAGATGGGTGGGGATGAAAATGCCATGCAGGAAATTTCTGCTATAATGGTAGACCCTGACATGGAAGAAAAAGCCTTGGATGTCATGCGGATGGTTTTTGCTGGGGTCAAGGACAAGGTTCTTAAGAAAGGGCTAAAGGAATTTAGAGAGTTTGGGGAGACAAAATTGCCAGCCCCATCAGAGCACGAGAACCGCCCAAGGTTTGTGGCGCACAGGCTTTACGACGATATATTTGTTGACGCAAATTGCACTGAACTAGACAGGGCTCGCTGTGTTATGCGTAGGGAATGGTTTACGGAGACAGAGCTGCGTGATAAAATTATAACTGAAGGATTCAATGAGGAATTTGTTGAGCAGGTCTTAGAGAAAACAGAGGCAGTTTCTGGAGTGCCACAGTATGACCAAAGAAGTCCGATTCGGCTTGGGGAGTTACTCGTGGGGCAGGGGGTTGAGGGAGACTATGACGATCTTTATGAGATCTTTTATGCATACCAGAGGGTCTATGATGAGGATACGAATGTGCCAGCGATTTACTGCACCGCATTTTCTTCTCATGTGCCTGATTCCTATGGTAAACATGAAATCTTAAACTATGGTCATAATCAGATGCCTTTTGTTCTCTTTAGCAGGGAGCGTTTAAGTAGGTCTATTTTCGACAGCAGGGGAATACCTGAAGTGGTGGCAACTAATCAGTATGAGGCTAAGCTGCACCGAGACCTTAAAAATGATGCTGCAAGTATCAGTGTGATTCCTCCACTGTTGGTCAACGCAAGGCGTGGGGGATTAAACACAACGATAGCCCCAGCATCACAGATGACTATTTCAAGACCCGATGATATTGGCTGGCTTGCACCTCCCCCTGTTTCCAATGGATCAATGGAGGCAGAGGCTGCTGCCATTATGGATGCCGAGAAATATTTTGGTAACCCTGATAAGCCAGAACAGAAACAGCTTTACCAGCAGTGCATGACTAATCGCTGGCTGGATTCATGGAAAGAAGCTTTATCGCAAGCCCTGTGTTTATGCCAGCAGTACCTGTCACCTGAATTTGTCGCAAGACTGACAGGTGGATCAGTTGAGGATATTGCTGTTCAACAAGATGACATTGCTGGGCGATATGACCTGAGCCTTCGCTTTAATGTGGATACGCTTAATCCAGAGTTTATGGAGAAAAAAATTGATGCGGTTATGAAGCTGACGCAGTTCGATGTGACAGGTGCTCTAGACCGAAATAAGCTTTTAGAAATCATAGCCGAGTCGATTGATCCAATGTTAGCAAAGCAAGTGGTTATGGATAAGGCAACAGCAGCCCAAAGGGAAATTGAAGATGAGCAAAATGCGTGGATTAAAATTATCAATGAAATCGAACCAATACCTAAAGAGGGAGTTAATTTCCAATTACGCCAGCAAACAGCTCAGCAAATTATCCAAACTTCTCAGGAGCTTCAGAAGAAGCTCCAAGAGAAACCACTTGTTAAGCAATTGTCGGACAATCGGATGCAGTATTTGCAGTTCGGAATACAGCAAATGGAAAACGCACAGATTGGAAGAGTGGGAGTTAAATCGGTCACTGGAGGATACTAATGTTTAAATTATTTCGTAAGAAGTCAAAGCTAGTAAAGTACCCTAAGCCAATGTCGGCAGATGAAGTCGCTCAGGCTTTTGGGGATGTTGGCGATGGTAGTAAATTCTGGCAAGCCTTGGACACTGTTATTGATTCTGCTCTTTTAGACTCGGTGAATGATGTAGCAGATCCAGCGAGTGATCCACAGAAGATGTCCCATGCTGCTGGCAGAATTGATGCTCTGGCTACACTAAAAACAAAAATAGAGGAATTTAAAAAATGGAAGAATGGGAAGATACACTTCAATCAGAATTAGGTGAGAAATGTAACGACTATCTGATGAAAGGCTTAACTGTTCGTCAGGTCATTGGGGTGCTTGAGACGCTAAAGGCAGAGTTGCTTCCTGCTATAGTTGTATTCGACGAAGAATGAAGTCTTTTGTGTTCGCCAGCGATTTGCATGGTGACAAGCAGGACTACGATGCAGTAGCTCACCTTCATAAATTTGTGGATGAGTTTAAGCCAGATGTCCGTATATTTGGAGGAGACTTATTTGATTTTTCTCCACTGATGAGATCCGCAGATGCTGCTGAGAGAAATGCAAGCATGGAGGCAGATGTGGAGGCTGGGATGGAGTTTCTAAAAAAGTTTAAGCCACATCATTTTTTATTAGGCAATCATGATGACCGACTGTGGCAGACAGCCGAAAAGCATAGCTTGGGCATAATTAGAGACACAGCTAAATTAGGCATTAAAGATATTGAGCAGACCTGTCGCTCTATAAAGTGCAAGATGTATCCGTATGATGTTGATAAGGGTATTTTAAAGCTAGGTAAGATAAAATTCTGCCATGGTTATTTTCATGGCATCACAGCCACAAAAAGACACGCAGAGACATTTTCTGAAGAGGGTGGGCTAGTAGTGCATGGACACATTCATTCTATACAGCACCATTCTATCCCTAAGCAGGGAGGTGGTGCTGGAATTAGTGCTGGCTGCCTTGCTACTACTGCAATGGACTGGAATCGGGCTAAGGTGAACAGGTTAGCTCACGAGGCTGGCTGGGTTTACGGATATTACTCCAATAAGGGTTGGGCTGCTTATATAGCTAAGCGGATGGGAAGCGAGTGGTGCTGGAGATGAGCTGGGCATCAAAGCTTGAGAACTTGCATGACGATAGTGCAAATAAGCCAAGTGGAGAGGGCTGGTTTACTGTTGCTGATTTTAAGGAAGAAACTGGCTATGGATTCGGCAAATGCTACAAGCTAATAAACCAAGCTATTACAAATGGTAAAATGGAATGCTACTCAGGATCTGAGTACTCTGGTAGCCAAAAACAATTAGTTCGAAGGAACTGGTATCGCTTTATTGAGCCCAACTAGGGTAAGCGTGTTGACAGATTGTTAAGCAACAAAAAGTTTTAGCTTAACATTCGTCCGTGACGATCTTCACGAGATAACAATTCCAACGCCAGTGAATTTAAAAAAACTATGGTAGACACAGTAAACGAGGTCGCGCCTCAAGAAACAGCAGAAACAGAAACAGATAGCTTAATTGATCTTGGGGAGATTATAGAATCTTCGGGATTAAGTGGGCAGTTCATTGACAATGCAGAATCAGAAACCGAAGAGGTTGCTGAAGAAGAGCTGGAGACAGCTGAAGAGCCTGAAGAAATTCTTGAATCCCCTGAATATTTAGAGGAAGAAGAGAAGCCAGAAGACTCTGAGGGTGTTAAAAAGCGGATTGGTAAGCTAGTAGAAGCAAAAAATGCTGCTTTAGCCGAAGTTGAGATCCTAAAAGCCGAACTAGAAAGCACTGCTGGGGCAAAAGAAGCCCCAATGCCAGTTAAGTCTGAGAATTTAGACCGCTTTAGTGATGTTGATAATATGCAACAGTTGCAGCAGCGTGAAGAAAGTGCTGAGCACTTAAGGGAGTGGCTTTTGGAAAATCCAGACGGAGGTGATTATACAGACATGGCTGGTGAGACCCACGATGTCGAGTACGATCAAGCCAGAAAACTGATGGTTGAAACTGACAGGGATCTCAGGAAGAACATTCCAAAAGTTGCAGCTAGATTGGTGGAGAAACAAAAACAAAGCCAGCTTGCGTTGCAGACTTTTAAGTGGATGTCTAACCAAGGCAGTGCGGAGAGTAAAGAAGTTGAAAAACTTTTGACCAACAATTCGCACTTAGCAAACTATGTTAAGACTGACCCCTTTGGGTTAATAACATTGGGTTATGCAGTAGAAGGGTTCAAAGCTTATAGAGAAAATGCAGTTAAAGCTAAAACTGGCAAACAACCAACCGCACCGAATCTTCCCACCGCCCCAAGTCGATCACAGAGGACTGTGGTAAAGTCAAAGGGTAAAGGGAAAGAAGCACTTCTGAAAAAAGCAGCCTCTGGAGAAATTGATGATGCAGCGTCTTACATAGAATCATTACTTTAACAGGAGGAAAAAATCATGGCTGGAATAGTCGAAAGATCACAAAATTTAAAGAGGGAAGACTTGTCTTCGCTTCTCACCATTATTGATAAAAAGAGTACACCCTTTTTATCTGAAGTTAAAAAAGGCAGTGCGCCTCGAAACTCACTTTTAGAGTGGGGTGTAGATAAGCATAAGATTAATAATGTTCAGGCTGCTAATTATACAGCTGGCGTTTCCGACAAAATCCCAGTGGATGGTGAAGATACCACCAGTGCTGATTTTGAGAACTATGATGATCGTGCAAAGTGCCAAGTTTATGTACAGTATGCTCGCAGATTCCCTAAGGTTTCTCGCTTAGCTGACATGACTTCCGATATCGCAGGAGTCGGTTTTAAGAAGGAAATGAGCAACTCTATTGCAAAAGCATTGGTTACACATAAAAGAGATATAGAGAGTACTTTGTGCTCATCTCAAGAGACCAATCAGGAAAGCTCTTCTGATCCATATCAGACTCGTGGACTTGGCAAGTGGGTTAGCTCCTCGGCACAGGCAACCTTGCCAGTACCGACTTCGTTCCTAACTCCAGCATCATCTATTGGAACATCTGCTGCTGCTACCGCTAAAGAGGAAGACATCCGTGACATTCTTCAGAGCATATATGAGCAGACTGGTGAATCGGATAAAGTCTTTTTTGGTCTTTGCGGAACTTCTGCAAAGAAGACCATTTCTGAGTTTACGCTGTTTAGCCCAAGAACCAACAATCTGGTAGTCTCTAATCGTGACACTGATGAAGGACGCTTGAGTGCTGCAATTGATATCATCGAGACTGACTTCGGGACTGTCGGGCTTCAATTAAGTAGCTTTCTGGAGCAGGACGCTCGGTCGGCTGGTGCTTATGATGCGTCCAAAGGACAGGGTACTTTGTTTATCTTAAATAAGCCACAGCTTGAGGTAGCATTTGCGGAAAACACAAATGTCCGTGAGTTGCCTGATCTTGGCGGTGGTGCTCGGTCATTAATCGAGTCTGTCTTTGCTCTCAAGTCTTACTCTGGTGGACTTGATCACGGCAAATACACTATAACCTGATTGGTTTTCTTACGCTCAGCGATGCTCGATTCTAACAAAGAAATTGTAGTTGATGGGGTTAACTACACTGGTGAAGTTTGGGATATCTTTGCTAATCAGTTTAGAACCGAGCTCGCTAGGGCGGAGGAACAACAAATCAAGTTGATGCAAGCCGAGCGTCGTTTGACTGGCGGTGAGCGAAAAAATTTAGACTTTGGGTATCTTAGGTATAAGCTCTGCCCAGAGGTCTATAATTTTTGGAAAGACAAAATCCATGAAAATATTTGGCAGGACAAAGGGTTTAAAAAATGGCTAGACAATCGATTTGGTGATCTAGTTAAAATTAAATCAGTCTCTGGCAAAATTATTGTCTAGATGAGAAGCATTTCTTACTCGGCAATCGAGAGGGGTGTTGCAGCAACAGCTGGAATAGACCCAACTAGTATTCTAAGCCATGAAAAAGTATTACTGGCAGAATATATAACTGATGCGGTGAAATACTGCTGGGATTATTATCCTTGGGCAGAATTTACTAAGACGGAAGTAAGATATTTCCGTGACGAATTTAATCCGTCTAGCACCTACCCAGTCGGGAGTGAGGTTTACTATGACGGAAAGTATTACAGGAATTACGAAGAGGCTACAGGAGGCACTCCATTAGACCTCTCGCTGTGGTATGAGATTGGTGATATAGATGATGCACCAGAATGGGCAGAGAGTGGCTGTTATTATATAGGAGCAAAGGTTAGGTATAAGAATAAACTTTACCTTTGCATTAGTGAGCCAGTTGACCCAATAACAGCCTACGGAAACCAGCCCTGTTGCTTTGAGGTAAATGGAATAACGCCAGAAAGCTCAAACTTCATGGAGATTAGCATTAAATTTGATCGCTACATTTCTTATGAGCAAGTCGGTAAAGATGTTATCGGGACTTGCTTGTCCGTGACCCTAGAAGATCCTCGGTATAGTGATACGACTCCATTAAACTGGAGAGAGGGTAGAGAAGGAATTTATGTAGACCCACATTCCAAGACATTTAATGAGGTCTGGGTTCGCTACAGGATAGAGTCTCCAGTTTTTACTTCGGACAGTGCAGATGAAGATGTCCCAAATTTCTTGGCACAGGCAATAAAGGCGTATGCGTATAAACATTGGCTTGTGGGGGATGGTCAGCACGAGAAAGCACAGATCCAAGATGTGTATGGGCTAGACCTTCTGGTTCGGGAACTGGATAAGTTAGATAGCCAGCAAGACAGGGCTGCACCATTTACGATTACGAAAGAGCCTTATAGGAGGCTTAATGCAAAGCAGAGCCATAAAGCACCGATTACTGCAGAGCAAATTGCAGCAGTCAAGAAAGGGCTGGCAGAAGTTGCTATGTCAGTGGACACAGACTTTAAGGGTAAAAATGCTGTGGTAAAGGCAATCATTGATGGTGACCCAATACTGGATCTAATTGTAACAGCTCTCAATATTGTGCGAAAAGGTTACCCACAAATCTTCTTAAGGGTGAAGCCTGATGTCCGTGCGAAAAATGCAGCCCAGTATGGAGAAACACAAGTTTACACTAAAGTTTTTACAGGCAAGGCATACCGCTCTATTAACATAGGTCAGGTAAAGGCTCTAAAGCTCAATGTAGTTTGGAGTCCTCCGATCAATGGAAGTGTGAGAGTTTACTCATCTCAAGTTGCAAGAAACTGTGTAAAGCAGTCTGCAATTAAATTAATCCCCACAAAAATTTCCTGTGGTTCGGTGATTGGCTATAATCCAGTAAAGACAGATAATGCTTATCTTGCTGCCGTAATTACTACGCAAAATGTCCAAGCTAAGAATATAGTAGGTCAGGGTGTGAGCATTGCACCTATAAGTATTGCTGGTGTTTTTAATGGTAGGAATGTAGTTCAGCGTGGGTACAGTACGGCTGCTATCGCAATCACTGACATAACCCAAGGGGATAATATTGTAGTCAAGGGTATATCGACAGCTTCAGCATTAATAGACACTCAATTTGCTGGTAAAAATGCAATAGTAAAAGGTCAAACCACTATGTCACTTGCTGCTAATTTAACTGTGATTCATATAAGGGAAAGACAAAGAGAGGCATCAACAGAAATAACTTATAAACTTGCTAATAATCGGGATAGCAATGTGCAGTTATGGAACAGTCGCACCACTCCACTTTCTGACAGCAGGTTAGGCTTGTCATCAATTCCTTCATCTGGGTCTGGTAATGTTAGTCATATATTGTTTGAAACAATAGGTAGAAGGACGCAGCCAGAATTAGGTCAAACTTACTTAGGTACTCAAGCTAGAAGAATCGCTTCAGTGCAACTTGATGAATTTTTTAATACAAACCAGCAGTTTAAATTAGTGCATACTAATGACTTTGGAAATGAAACATTTTTTAATAACAAGTCAGTAGACTGGTACGATTTACCTAACACTGCAACTGACTCAAATTCTGGTTTTCATACAACAAGAAATATTTATGAGAATATGCTGCTGGTTGGGCAAACTCCTATAAATATTCATTTACCAGAATATAGTAATGGTGAAGCGGAGGAAAACATACAAGGGTATGTAATCGCATATTTACAGCAGCCAAGGACAAATGTCAGTGCATACACTGGCACTCGCCAGATTCATTTCGGACACTTTACTGAGCTGTTTCCATCTAACACTACTTCAGCACATGGGTATGGTGAATTTGATCAAATTGCAGCAAGTTCAACCAAAGCAAATCACCCTCGTGGGCTGTTTTCTGACAACTTCCAGTATTTGTCTGGAAATGAAAACGATCCAGAAGTTTGGCAAAAAAATAATGGGTATATGATCAAGTTTAGGATTTTAATAGAAAATGCTAGACCAAATACACCCTATGGATTCGGGTATGGAACAACTGACTTAATGCTTGATAGTTATGCTTACATGGAGTCCGTATATTTAACAGGCTCAAGTGGAACTTTAGGTAGTAATACTTATCAAAAAATTCCTGTAACTGTAACAGGTGGGTACTGCATAGACCAAAACTACGCAATAGATTTTGATAACCCTGTTCAGGCACAGGACACAGCACTAATTCAGAATGTTGTATTTGCAGCACAAAAAGATAGTGCAGATTTATCTGGAGAGTACTGGAAATACAATCAACCTCCAGCACCTTACAGGGAGCACTGTATTGTTCATAATAACACGAGCCAAGACCCTTGGTTTAATAAGACAGGATTAAGTACTAGTGACGGCACATGGGATCAGTTATCTATGCCATTTACCTGCAATGTAATACCAGATGGATTACCAGCCACTTTCCCAAATACATTTGGCAAGTCAGCAGCTGCTAATTGGGCAAACAATGATTGGGTCACTATCGGGCAATGCACAAACAAAAATGTAGTCATTGCCGAAAAGGAATAATTTTAACCAACTAAAAACAAGAGAGGATATATAAAATGAGTCAAGCAACAGATTATTTAGAGGAGAAAATTTTAGATGCCATGGCAACGCTGGGCAGCTTTGATTTTGCTTCTGGAACAGTAACGAGTGGAGCAGGTGGATACATTGGTCTCTTTACTTCAGCACCTTCTGACAGCTCTGCTGGTACTGAGGTCTCAGGTTCAGGCACTGCTTATGAACGCATTCAGATCGGTTCTACTGGACAGGGTAGCTTTAATGCTGCTGCTGGTGGAGAGATCGACAACGATGCAGAATTTCGCTGGGCTGATGCGTTAGCTGACTGGGGTACAATCACCCATGTAGGATTATTTGACGCAGCAACAGGTGGCAACTTGCTCGTCTACGGACAACTTCAAAGTTCCGTAGTCATAGAGCTAGGTGATATCTTTAAAGTACCAGCTAACGGATTTACCATTCAAATGAACTAATGCCCTCTTGGGCTATAGTTTTATTAATCTTCTTTTTAGGTAGTTGTAGCATGAAGTCCCTCTTGCCTCCCACTCTTGCGGTGGTAGGTGGAGGGGCTGGTGCAGCAGTGACCGCAGGATCGCCAGCAGGTGCAGCTCTAGGGGCTGGGGTTGGTAGTGCTGCTGGGTCTTTAATAGTTATGGACTCAAATGCGAGGGAAGATAAAAAAATGATGGTAGATGCTTTAACTTCTGGAGATGTTGACGCACTGGTGGAGACAAAACTTAAGGCTGCTAAGGATGGTGGTTTTTTCGATTCTATTCTAGCAGAAGTCTATGGGGTCATAAAACTTTGCGTTATTGGCTTAGCCTTATGGTTTATCGTACCGATGGTTTATTCTCACTGGAGGGCAAAAAAATCAGAAGACAGATGGAACAGAATTTAGTATTTTATGCACTGCAAGTAGTCTCTGGTGTTCTGTTTGCTGTAGGTGGATTCATGATCAAATCCGTGTTCGGAGAAATGAAATGTCAATCCCTTAGGATTAATAAACTGGAAGTGGATATGGCTAAAAACACAACCGAGAATGAGACACTATTCAAGAGGCTCGATGGTATTGAGACAAAACTAGATAAACTACTGGAAAGCTGGAGGAATAGGTAGTGCCTAAGTTTCGTAGCCATGGACAATTAGACGATCCCTACCTTGAGGATGGGGATGGTATGTTTGTTGGTATGGATGCGTATACCGAACCTACCTTGCTGCCTGAGGGAATGGTTCAGTTCAGTGTCAATATGCGGTTTGATCAGGGTACAGCACGAGTGCGCAAGGGCTTAAAAAAGGTGCGCGAGATTGCAGGAATACAAAACCTATTGTCATTCCGAGACCCTGATGGAACAAATGACATTTTGGCTGTAACAAACAACGCTCTTCTCGGAGTTACTAATCCCACCAAGGTCTTGACACTGGCAAATCCAGTAGGCAATGGGTATGCGATTCAAGCCTTCAATGAGGTTATAGTTTTTGATGAAGGGCAACGCCCTCAGTTCTCAGATGGCGATAATTCTTTTACAGCATTTCCAGCCACACCTACAGTAAATCAACCAGCGTTCACGCAATGCCCAAACGCAGGGTTTGGGACTTATATGTCTAATAGACTGATAGTACCAGATTATGCAGATTCCAGTACGACAGTACTAATTAGTGATCTACTGGATAAAAATAATTTCCAGATAGGAACAGGAGAATTTTTTGTAAACAAGGGAACAAACGATAAGACAGTTGCTTTTTGTCCGTACCAAGAATCTCAGATTTTGGTCTTAAATGAGAACAGCATACATATTATTGGTAATGTCCATTCGCTGGACTCAACAAGCTTTGAGATTACTAGGCAGTATGGAATCGCAGGGACTAGGGCTTTTGCACAAAATGGCAGCTATATTTACTTTGTATCAAGTGAGGGAGACATACAAGTTTTAGTGCCTAGTAGTGACCCAGCAAAAGGGTTAGGCATTAGTGTCAGTAAGATTAATTTAGACCAAGAGCCATTGTCGAAAAAAATTACCCCATTGGTCGAAAGATTTAATCTAGACGCTATTGATAAGTGCATTGTTCATTACCATAAGAACCGAGTTTATTTTGCAGTCCCTTACATTATTGACCCAGCTAATCCACCGACAGAGCCTAATGTCTTACTGGTGTATAACTCGTTGCAGTCAATGTGGGAAAGTGTCGATATTTTACCAGTCGGCATAAAAGCTATATCTAGTCTTTTAGGAAAATTATATATAGCTAGTTCTGATGCGGTCTTTGAGTATGAGTCGGCAATAGATGATGATGGGACTTTAATTAATGGTAAGCTAATTACACGGCAGTATATTTTAGGCAGCCGTGATATTAAGAAATTTGTCCGTGGGACTATTGGGTATGCTGCTGAAAATGGCAGTAGCACAATTGTAAATGTTTACACTAAAAACCCAGACAGCACTATAATTTCAAGGGTAATAATAGAGGATGATGATGATTTTGACAGACTCACCAGATTTAATGCTCGCAAGCGTGGGTACAGTGCTAATGTGGAGGTCAATGCCACTAGTGGTGCAAACTTGCAGACAGAGATTAAGAGAGTAACCCTAGAGGGCTTTGTCGGTAGCGGTAGGGCAGGAGGCGTGTACGATGGCAATTAAGGCTTTAGTGATTCCTGCCGATCCTCCCGAAGTAGGGAGCGATATCTTAACAGCACTAAGAAATATTGGCGCTCCAGAAGTTTTTGTCCCGACTGATAAGATCACCATTGGTGCTGGTGAGACCTTACAGATAGATGGCACACTTGTGGTCAATGGGACAATATCTGGCAGTGGTGCTCCTACAGGTGGTGGATCTGGTACTGGAGGAGCAACAGCCCTTAATGGGTTAAATGATGTTTCCATAGCAGCCCTAGATATCGGTGACATTTTAAAGTGGGACGGAACGGCTTTTACAAACCAAAGTGATGCTGTAGGGGCTACTAGCTTTGCCATAGGGGACTTGACGGATGTGACCGCATCAAGCTATGCAGATAACTCAGTTTTACAGTACGACAGTGCGAGCTCAAAATGGATTGCTCGTGATGCTGTTCAGTTTATCGAGGGAAATATAGATGGGGGCGTAGCTTCGTCAACTTACAGTATTGATCTTAACATAGATGGGGGTGGGGCATGAGTGTTCGGAGAATACAGATTCGGAGGTCTACAGCTGTAGAGTGGAACGATAGGAATCCTACACTTCACCAAGGTGAACTAGGCTTAGATATCACCAACAAAAGAATTAAAATCGGAGATGGTTTCACAAGCTGGGATCAACTCCAATACATCGACAAAACAGCAATGGATGAAATTAGGCAAGAGTATGGGGATGAGGTCTCATTCATTACACAATATGAACTACATAAGGAGTAAACAAAATGGCAGAACCAACAGATATATTAGGTAAAATCGGCAAGAAAGTTGCCACAGAAATCAAAGCAGTCAAGGATGGCATTACAGGCTTAAGTAATGTTTCGGGTGACCTAACTATCGGGGGAAGTCTAACAGTTAATGGTGAGACTACCACTTTGCAGACAGCAACGCTTGCGGTAGAGGACAATATTATTGAGCTTAATAAAACTGCGACTGGTGAAAAAGGTGCAGACACTGCTGGTATTGCTGTAAAGCTAGGAACTGACCCAGATGCTACTTTAATTTGGGATGATACCACAGCAGAGAAAAACTGGAGTTTCAAAAAAGGTACAGCCTTGGCAGATGTTTCTGCTAACATTGCAGCACCTGATGGGGATGGTGTAAAGATCAACACTGTAAGTGTAGGAGACTACGCATCTTTTGAGACTGAGCTAAACACAATCCTAAATCCTTAAGTCATGCCAGCACCAACAGACATTCTGGGGAAGATCGGTCAAGCGATAGCTGCCGAGGTTAATACGATTCAAGAGCTGGTTGATAACTTAAATGAGATCACTGGGGATCTCACAGTAACTGGCAACCTAACAGTCAATGGTACGACTACCACAATAAATGCCACCACACTTCAGGTTGAAGACAATATCATTGAGCTGAATAAAACTGAGAGTGGTGCGATGGGTTCAGCTACTTCTGGGATTCAGGTGCACTTGGGTCAGGAAGCTGATGCATATAATACACAAAACTACAGAGATACGAGTGCAGCAGATTTTGATGCGCACTGGGGTGTAACAGCTGAAGGTATTACGATATATGATAACCCGACTGCTTACACACTTTCAGGAGGTGGGTCGGCAACTATGACTACCGATTTAGCCGATGGCACTCAAAATGTTGAGGGTGTAATTAGAAGGAGGCACTTTTTTAGGGTTGTGGCTGGTAGTTACTCCTATGATTATGCTGTTATGCTGGAGAGTGGCACACCTCGTGTAGTTAATGGGGTTACTGGAAATGGCTTGTATGTGGAAGACTGGAGTGATGGGGTTACAGCAGGAGGTACAGCACCACGATCAGGCAAGAGTCAATTAATTGGAGTTTGGAATGTTGCTGGCATTCAAGCAATAGAAAATGGCTGGTCGATTGATTGGAAGACTGACACTCACGCTGGTCTTACAAATATTGTTGTAAACTCATTAACATTTGAGGAGTCGTTTACCCCACTTAATCCTGCGACTATTATTTGGAATAATAATACTAGCAGATGGGAGATTAAGAGTGGATCAGATGTCGCTAATGTTAAGGCTAACTTCAAAATTGCATCTGGTACTGCCCTTACTTTGAACGGAGTTGCTTTTGGTGACTACAATAATTTCTTAGCAGGGTATATTTACACTCCATAGTAATAATGCCTGACACTATATTAGGGCAGATTGGGACAGCTGTAGGAGGGTGGTTTCACCCTCTTGCAATGTCTTCGGCTACCACTGAGAGTAAGGATTATTTTAATGAACTTTCGTACTCAGATGGTAGCCTCTCTGCCATTAATGTTTATGTGGATAATTCAAAGACCCAGCACTTGTACAACAAGGTCTTTACATATGATTCTACAAAAAGATTAATTGGTGTAGTGACTACAAAATATGGAGAACTTGATAATAGGACTTACACTCAGGCAATAGCATACGATGAAGATGGTAATGTCTCATCAATTACAAAGGATTACGCATAATGACTTGGACAAAAAGTGGTGCAACAATTACTCAGACTGGCACTGATACAGACCTTAGTGGATTAAATGGAATTTCGGGTGTAATCACAACTGCATTCAATAGTAATTTTACGATTTACGATTTGGGTTCAAATAGATTGGAAATCCAAGGCACTCTGACGCATGACCCCGATGTTGAGATGCTGGTATATAGTGCAACTGGGACTGATGCAACCACCCCAGTAATTGTAATAACAAGCACAGGAACATATAACTACGGAGTCGAGCGGACAGGGAGCGGAAATAGTGCTTACTCTAGCGGAGTAGGTCTAATGTGCGTGCGTGAGGACACAGGTGGTTCACGAGAATGGCGAGCAAATCAGAAGGGACTGATCCAAAATAATAGTGGAACATTAAATTTAAAAGGTGGGGCAATCAGTAGTGCAAAACCGCTTGGTCTGGCAGGATTCAATGCTGATTCAACTGATGGTTCAAGCACAATAAATGTTAAAAACACAAAGATATTCAGACCAAGCGGATTGGCATCGAGTGAGCGAAGAGAAATTAGGTTAGATGATGCTACGAACACTATATTGGGTTCGGTGGAGAATTTGATAGTGGATGGTTTTTTAATTACGCACAGAAACTTACCCGAAACTTTTTCGGTCACTTTGGTAAATGCTGCGATTGGTCAATTAGCAGGTGGCTCAAATTCCTCGGTGTTGCGAGACTTAGACACTTCGGGGAACATACGCTCAGATTACGATTTAGGCACGGATGATGATGCTACAGGTGCAAAATTCTACACAGTAATAAACGCATCAGAAGGTTCTAATACTCGTTGTATGCCAAAGGAAGGCGTTGGTGGCAACAGGCAATTAGGTGGAGCAATTATACAAAAGGAGGTGTCTTTTAATGTTAAAAACTCAAGTGGGTCTGCCATCGATGGAGTGAAAGTTTACGCATCCGACACGGATAATTCGTACAGAAAAAATGCCAACGGACAAGACCACACGGCAGACAAGGTTTACGAGTACACAACCGATGCAAACGGAGACACAGAGACTATAACAGTAACCACCGCAATCACCAATATTGATAGTGAGGATAGTTCTACCACCCCAATCACTTACACCCGATGGGATACCGATTTTGGAACTAATAGGTACAAGGTGGACAGGAGAGGATTAGATGACAGTGGTGATGATATATTTATTTTCAAATTAATTGAGTATGGGAAATCCATTTCTACTACAAATCAAGCCCTTAAAGGATTGGGCGAACTCGGAGTCAATTGGGTGTTATTTGATGACCAACTTATTACTGACCCAAGAGTAATCACAGATGATTACACTGAAATTGATACACCAAAAAAATTTTACAACAGAGCAAAAGCATTTCTGGTAGATAACTACGCAGGGGAAACCCAGACAATTGTAACCAGAGACGGAAATACCATTGATGCAAAGGATTTTAATGTCGTTATTGATGCAAACGCAGATCCTGTGCTTCATGTGGAATATGGTGCTGCATCTGGCGATAGTTCTTATTCCTTAGATTTTGATAGTTTTGGGACACAAATGCGTATTACTTTTACGCCAGAATTTGAGTTTTATGATGAGATAAAGAATGGAGTGTACCTAGATCTAAATAGTAACACAGATGTTGACGCAAGTGATTTTTATTTTGATCCTTTCTATGAAGAGGTATACGGAAGGACTCGGCTAAACTTTAGGAAGCCTTCTGGCTCAAATGTAGGTAGGCTTTATAATATCGTTGCCAATGGCAATGGAACTGGGTGGCAGTGGGAAATACTTAGTGGGAGTAATCAAAATTATCTTATACAAGGTTCAATTGGTTATTTGGCTCTTACAGAAGGAGTCAATGAACTGAATGAGATAGTGCCACCCCAAGACCCATCTACAATAACTATCAAGGCATCTACCTTTGTGGGAAATATTCAGACTACTGGAGATATTTCACTTTTAAATGGTGCAGAAGTAATAGGTACTTATGGTGAAAACACAGTTCTGCCTTGGAAAGTAACTAATGTGGAAGCAACTGCCACCCTGCAACTTTTCAATATTACCAAAAACCTAGAGGTAGAAAACTTAGTGGTTGCAGGTACTGCTGGAGATAAGGTGGAATCTTCTGGGACATATACAGGGCAGGAAGTAAGCGTTGGTGACAACATTCGTTTACGGATTACCTGCCAAGCAGGGACTGGTGCATTCCTGCCCTACGAGGCGTTTGGTGTTGCGACAAGTATAGGAATTAGTTTCGAGGCAGACCAGCAGCCAGATACAATCTATAATGAAAACGGCATAAATGCTGATAATCTGACTACCTTGTCCGCAGATTATCCGAATGTTCAGATCGACATTTCCGATGGTGATGGGATCGCAGACGCAAGAGAGTTCTATGCATTCTATGTGAAGCAAACAACCACTTCTACTGGCATTGGGCAATGGTTTGGTGCAATTGATGCGATTGATCACATGAACTATCGAGTGAATACTGCAATCGCTGACATCAAATTGCAGAACACTGGAAGTATTCCACTGGTTATTTCTGGAGCAAGAATATTCAGAGATGATGGCACTAGTGTTCTCCACGCAGATGTAGATGACCAACCAATGACGCAGGATAATGGTGAGTTGATACAGTACATAAAAGGACAGGTGAATGAGTCTTTGAATGTGCAGTTACCTCCAGCAGTAGCTACAGCAATTAATGAAAACGCCACAATTAGTGGAATTGATAAAAACACAAAACTAATACCAGCACTATTATGATTCCTAAAGTAGTAAAAGTAAGCACTGCAAGGGCGAAAGAGAAATACCTTAATACTGCAAAAGATGATCCACTCACCGCCCCCACTCATGTCATCTACAAGGGTGATGAGTTAGTAGGTAAGTGGAACTTAGCAGAAGTGCCTTTGGTGTTAGTGTGGCATCATGAGGAAAAGGTAAAGGCAAAGGACTCACTAATTCTGAACTCTCTGCAAGAGTCGATCATGAGTGAGAAGGGAATTAATGAGTACTACATAGTTGTTAACGACAGTTCACCTTACACGGAGCACTTGTCTCGGTTGGGGTTTGAGCCAATCCATACGACTAAAATCTACAAAAAGAAATTAAGGGTAGAATGAGCGTCCCAGTAGCAGTTAAATTAAAAACTCAAGGTGAGCGTGACTTAATTTCTAAGCTTGCGAAGGAAGATAATGACAACATGAACATACCCACTCATGCCATTCTTAAGGGCGATGAGATTGTGGGGGGCATGAACTTATGTGAAGTGCCTATGGTTTTGTGTTGGCATCACTCAAAGAAAGTGACAGCGAAGGACAGCCTTATTTTAAATGCATTGCAGGAGAGTATGCTCTCACAGATTGGAGTCCAGCAAAGTTACATAGCTTGCAATAGTCATTCGCCCTACTTTGAGCATATGCACAGGTTCGGGCATAAGCCTGTATGGGCAACTAATTTGTTTTTTAAAGACTTGAAGAAAATAGGAGGAATTTAATATGTGCGGAAGTGACACAACAATAGTACAACAAGCCCCAGAAAAAGTTAATTATGGGGAAGCAATGCGTGAAGGATTGGAGGCACAAATTGAGCTCGCACCAGACCTATACGCAGCAGAAGCAGATCCGTCATACGGCAGGAAAGCATACGCGCGACTGAACCAAGAAGTCGCAATGGATACCCTGCTGGGCGAGGAAGCATCGTATGACGATGAAGGAAGAATAATAGAAGGATATGAACAGGCACAGACTGGCAATGAGGCTTATGAAATAAAACAGCGTAATGTCAAAAAAGGTGACAGCGGATTTAGGTATACTTCAACCTTAGAGCTTATCGACAAAAAGACAGGAAATGTTGTAAAATCTAATTCTTTTGATTTTGAAACTGAAAAGGGACAAACAGTAAATCCTACTGGTGGAGACTTAACTGGCAACGGAAAACTCGGTAGCCCCAGTAATAAAACAGCAAAATATCAACAACTAAGAAATTCTGCACTTGGTTCATTTGGAGATGTTCTAGGAGAAGAGGGTGTTAAAAATGCACAGAATGCAAAGTACCTTGATGCTGTTTCATTTAGCCCTACAGGTGAGGCTATAGAAAAAACTCCAATCTATAGGAAAGATGTTGGTGGAAATATTATAACAGATCCATCAAAGGCAGGACAGACTACTAGGTCTGGTGGCGGTCTAGTCGATGTGTATGCTGGCACAGAAACTTTTGATTTTAAAGATAAAGACGGAAATACTGTAAAGCGTAGGGCTGGCTTTGATGAGGATGGAAACTTTCAGGGGTTAAGTAAGCTTGCCAATGACCTACAGACAACGACAAATGACACAAGAGTCCAAGGCGAGCTTCAGTTAATAGAGGAATACGGAAATAAGTTTACAGAAGAGTACCGCAAACAGGGAGATATTCAGGGTGCACTTGATAAAGTTACCAAGTTAAATGATCAGTCTGCCATTCCCTCACAAAAGTTAGATTCTCAAGGCAATAGGCTTAGTAATCTGGCTCAATCATTTGGAAGCGGTCAGCAAATATCTAGCGTTTATGGAAACAGGCAGAATGCTCAGCAAGGTCAGCAGCAACAGCAACAGCAACAGGATCAGCAGCCTTCGTCGCTTAGACAGCAAAAAGGCGAGGGTCAGAACCCACAGGCAGGAGACTTAACTGGTCAGGGTAAAGGGCAAACTGGGCAACAGGATCAGCAGCCTTCGTCATTGAGCCAACAGAAAGGTGATAACCGAAACCCACAGGCAGGAGACTTAACTGGTCAGGGTGAGAGTTCAGGAGCTGGAGCAATGGGTGCAGTGGGAGCTGGAGCGATAGGTGCAGTCCTAGGAGGCGCAGGAAGCTTTGGAGGCGCAGGAGGCTCAGGAGGCTCAGGAGGTAAGGGTCAAAACCCTAATCCGACAAGTGGTGATTTAACTGGTCAGGAAATAGCTGAGCAAGCTCAGTCAGTGGGGCGCAGGGTTGCGTACAATGAAAAGTTTGATGACTCTAAAAGCATGAACCAGACTGGTGTTACTGAGAGGGCATCGTCCCTTGAAGGCAAACTTGAGGAACAAGTAGCACTTAAACCAGACCTGAATAATTATGGCGGTGAAAACACTCAGGGCATTAATGAGACAGGTGGAGACCTGTCTGGTAATGGTAAGGGAAATTTACAGAATATAAATCAGACTGGCGGTGATCTATCTGGCAAAGGTAAAGGAAACACTCAAAGTATTAATGAGACAGGTGGAGATCTATCTGGTAAGGGTAAGGGAAATTCAGCAAGCATTAATGAGACAGGTGGAGACCTGTCTGGTAAAGGTAAGGGAAATACCCAGAGCATTAATCAGGCAGGAGGTGATCTGACTGGCAATGGTAAGGGAAATTTACAGAATATAAATCAGACTGGTGGAGACTTGTCTGGTCAGGGCAAGGGAAACACAGCAAGCATTAATGAGCAAGTAGGAGGGGGTCAAGCCGAGCTGCAACAGATGGGAGCTGCACAAGCAGCACCACAAGCAGCACCACAAGCAGCACCACAAGAATCAACACAGCCAGCAATGCTAACAGATCAGCAGGGTGTAGGCATGGCTCAGGCTGGCATGGCAGGGCGTGATGTTGATGCCATGGAAGTCGGTAACCTTAGTGGTCTCAGGTCTGGCTTGAATGAACAGGCAGCAAGTGAGCTTGCAGCAGGAGGTGACCTGACCGAAAGAGAACTAAGGGCAGCACAGCAGCAAGCAAGGGCTGCTAGTACCGCACGAGGCAGGACTCGTGACACCGCTGGAGTCCTAGATGAATTACGAAACAATGAAATGTTTGCGAACCAGAGACTCAGGGAAAGACAAGCCTTCGCACAAGGAGTTTCAGGGCAGGAGGCACAGCTTAGGGGCATGGATATCAATAGCTCGATGCAAGCCCAGATGTCTAATCAGGCAGCTGACTTAAATCTAGGTGCACGACAGGGTGCAGCATCAGCACAGAACCAACAGTCCCAGCTTGCCTTAACTCAAATGGATCAGGCATCTCAGGCAGCTAACCAATCGAATGAATTGGCGAGGCAACAAATGCTGCTTGGTGCTACGGAGAAAGATATTGACCGAGGCATACAAGTCGGTCAAATCAATCAAGCATTTGAGCAGAGCGGTCTGCAAATGGATCGGGCATCAGCAGCTCAACGAGTGGGACTGGAGCAAGCAACATCAGCAGACCCAATGCAAGCAATCACAGGAAGACCTTCGGGTGCTGGTGTTGTTGGGGCTGGAAACCTTTACGGAAATGCAGCACAGAATGTTCAGACTCCGATGATGTATAACCCAGCGCAGGGTGCAGAGTTTATAGCTAATCAGGCAGCAGGAATAAACTCGTATAATGCTGCTATGGCAAGTGCTCAGGCAACTGCGTCAGCTGGTAAGTCTTCCATGTGGGGTAGCATTCTTGGTGGTGTAGCTACAGGTGCTGGAATGGCATATGCGTGCTGGGTTGCTAGGGAAGTGTTTGGTATGTTTGATCTTCGTTGGATACAGTTCCGCACATGGATGATGCTGGACTCACCATCTTGGTTTCGAAAGCTTTACATGAGGCATGGTGAAAAGTTTGCCGAGTGGGTGAAGGACAAGCCATGGTTGAAGAAAATTATTAAGTCATGGATGCTGACAAAAATTAAAAAGGATTCCTAATGAACTCACCTTACTTTTCTGACATAAATGTACAACAGGCAGACTACTCTTCAATAGCAAGGGCAGGGGAAACAATAGGCAATATGTATGCCCAGACAGGGCAGAACATAGGGAAAGCTCTATCAAGCGTAATTGGCAATGTTGGTAGTACTTACTTTGAAAATAAAAAGTTGGAGCGCACCCTAGAGACACACCTGAAAACTAAGCAGGGACAAAAGGAACTTCAGTTTAAGTTTGGATACACTCCTGAGCAAGTGAATGGTATGCTAGAAAAAGGCACTCTAAATAAAGAGATCAAGTCTTGGTACAAAGAAATTGGCATCGATAATATACGAGCTCAAGTGCAGGACGAGATGAAGCTGGAAATGGCTCAACAGAAGCATCAGCTTGCTATGGGAAATCTAAGTCAGGAACAGAAGAAAAACTCTCTGCTGATAAGTGAGATCGAGCAAAGAAATGAACTGCAAGAAAGTCAAAATAAATACCTGCAATTCCTTCATGAGCCTGATGAGAATGGGAAGAAGCGTTTAGATAGCTTAGACCCTGCTCAGGGTTTCTTAAAGAATGGAGAAGAGTTTAACCCTACTGACCTACAAGCAGTCCAGAGTATAAATAAGTCAATGGGGCTGGGTGCATATAGTCCTGCAATGCTTACCTCTATAGTTAACTCATTTAAGAAAAAAGATGAGGGCGGTACTGGGGAAATATTAAATGGTGTGAACTTTAAGAGCCGTACAGACTTTGAAGAAAGCTGGTCAAAATTCACCGCTGAAAACCCCAGACTTCCAAGGGAGCAATTAGCAGCAGCACGAGCACGAGCAGAAAAACTTATCGTACCAGAGGGAGGTGTTCGAAAGATTATTGATAATGCTGTAGCTAAGTCTGGCTTTGGTAGCTTTATAGAGACCATGAAGGCGCAAGTTGGTGACATGGGCAATTTTAAGCAGATGCTGGATGAGTCTCTTCAAGGAGTTGAGTTTGATCAGGACGGAAACATTACTGCCTACAATGTTAAAAACCCTGTAGCTGCATCAGTAGCATTAATTAAATTAGCAAAAACAGCACAGGGGGCTGGGGTGTTAAGTAATCAAGATGTAGATCGAGTAAAAGGCAGTGCTCGATACAGTGACCAGTTTAAAAGATTTTTTGATAAAGCCTTTGGCGAGAATGTAGAAGTCACCAAAGAGATGTGGGAGAATGGTTATAAAAATGCCATTAACCCAGAAACAGGATTGAAGTTTAAAATCGGAGACGATGCAGTGTTTGGGGGTGGAGCTCTCAATGCTGCTGACCTCTTAATGTTTAAAGATATAGCAGCAAAATTAGATCTTAGAAGTAGGGAGTTAACAGATGAAATAATTCCACAGGTCTATGAGGAAGTCCGTGCTACCTATGGTGGGCTGACCACAAATGAAATACATGAGTTTTCTGATCTTGATATGTATAAGCCTACTGGGTTTAAGACAGAAGAGCAGAAAATGGCAGGGGTTACTTCTGCCAATGTCAACTCAGCTATAAACGGACTGGTGCAAGGAAAAAGTCGGGCAGCCATTGAGAAAATAGTAAGGAATGGGGCTGGCTTTGATCCGAGCACTGGAGACGAGATAAACCTTAAGATGACAATGGACGAAGCGGAAAGGCAGTTCAATGATCTTAAGCAAAATGGCAACCAGCCTATTGCTGCATCGACACCTGTAAATATACCCAAGCAAAAAGCCTATACTGTAGATCCTAAAAATTTAAGTAATCTTAATGATGGTGGCTCAATGGTTGCATCTGCCTCTGGTGTTACCTCTGGGCTGGCTGGTAGCAAGGCAACCTACAATAAAATGTCAGCTGGCAAAACAGCCCAGCAATCTTTTGACAAAAATTTTCCAAAGGCAGCCACTAAGATTACACAGATGAGAACTGCGGTAGAGTCTGGTAGCTTGGACGATGTTAAGAATGTTGCCAAGAACTACAACATTGACGCAAATAAGTACCGAGGAAATGAAAAGGCTTTTAGGTCAAGAGTAAGGTCAAAACTTAATTCGGAAGTAAAGAGAAAAGTAGCAAGGTGGGCAGGGGAACAAGGATTTAAGAGTACACTGAAAAAAGGAATCGCAACAGCAATCGGTGGGGCTTTGACTGGGGGTGTTGGTTTTGCAATGGGCTCGGTTGCTTACGATCTTATTTCACTAGCGGAATCTGAGGAACAGGTAACAAAAGAGACCTATGATGAAATGCTTGCTAATGCTAAAACAGAAGATGAAAGAAAACTGGTTAAGCAGATGAGAGACCAGTATCTGGGCAACTTGAAAAAGTCTAAGCCAAGGTTTGAGGGTGGGCAGTATAAGGGCATTGGGTCTAGTTATTTCGGGAGATAGTTATGGGACTTAATTTTGGCGAGTTTGATGAGGAGCAGAATTACGGACGAAAACTAGACTTTAGCGGTCTAGCCAGTTTGCCAGAGGAAACTGAGTACGATCAGTTCAGGGCAGATTACTTAAAGCGTAAGGAAAGGGGTATGGGGGAAGCAATTTGGGGTTATGCATCCGCGCTACCTGAAGGCATAGCTACAATGATTGAGGAGGACATTGGTAACGCCATGAACAATGACTCCATGATCGCCAGTATGCTTGGTTTCAAAGGTAAGGAGGATTTTAAGGGCTCGTGGAAAGCTTTAGCGAGTGCACCAGAGTTAGGACTCAGGGACACATGGAACATGATTAAATCCGTGCAGAGTAGTATCCGTGATTACTTTGACCCAGAGGTCAAGGGTGAGGAAGAGATCCAGAGGGCATTTGCACGGCACAAGTTTGAGCTAAATTATTATAATGCTGCAAGGGAGCACTATTTGCAACAGGCAGCAGGAAAGTTTAAGGATGATACAAGTTTACTGGCTGACTTTGCTGACCCGACAAATTTAGTGCCATCCTTGTATGGAGATAGATTCATAAAGCAGGGAATAAGGAAATCTATTAAGGGTGCAGCCAAGGGTGTCAGCGTGACAGCCAAGGGAGCAGAGAAATTAGCTGGTGGGGTAGAAGCTACACTTGGGTTTCCTGCAAAAGTGCTAGAGAAAAAGATCCCAAAAGGTGGGAATATTTACAGGGGACTGCAAGCTGGATCAGTTATGGCAGTGGGCTCAGATCCATTTGGGGGAATTGCCACAACCATGGTGACTGTTGGTGTAGCAGAGGGACTAAGTAAGGTTGCCAAGGCAGTCAGTAGAGAAGTCAGTGAGGTTGCAAGTGTCCTATCCAGTCCTAGCTCACACGCTAGATTTTTATTTAAACTAAGCACCAATGAAAATGTATCGAAGCAGACTCGTGCACTAGCAGCGAGGGCTTATAAACTAAGAGGCACTCGGATGTACGATGTTGTGTTTGATGCACTTGTCTCTGGTGTTAGTAGTGCTGCTATGCAGACAGCGATTGAGTTTGCAAAAGGAAAGAGTGCAGAGGATATGGGTCGGGCAGCTGGTGGTGGTTTCGTATTGGGTGCACCTGTTGGTGCTCTGGCAGGTAGTCGGGGAAGCGGTAAAACAGACGAGGCTCGCAGTGATCAGGGCATAGAAAACTATCTATCTAACAAGGGGCAAATGCTGAATAAGGATACAATAGCAGCACTTGAGAAAGTTGATAAAAAAACACTTGTTGCTCTTAGCACATTAGATGAGTTCTCAGGACTCGGTAACATGAGGTTGCAACTTTTAGATCAGGACTCGTTTGCTAAAATTGTAGGGGTTGACCCAAAAGATGCTCCCAGTGCATATTATGATAAGCCATCGCAAAACATAGTTATAAACGAGGCTAAGGTCGCAGAGGGTACTGATGCTGCCAGTAAAATCGTACTGCATGAACATGGGCATGACATCATGAGACAGATGATGGGGTCAAACCCCTTGATGCGTCGAAAGATCCTTGAGAATTTTTATGACCCTAATGGTAAAGAATTTTTCTTTAGGGACAGTGAGGGCAGCATATCGGGCAGCATAAAAGTAAACGAACAGGCACAACAGTTTGCCAAAGATTATGCTGATAAGATACGGAAGACTGACGAAGATTACGCAAACTCAGTAGAGGGGACAAATGCTTACTTACTGGCAGAGGAGATAGCAGCTGAACAGTTCAGTGGGCTTATGAGGGAATCCCCTAATGTTTTCGCAAAGTACAATAAATCATTTAGGCACAGCCTTATGAATACAGCCAGACTGGCTTTGTCTAAAATGGGCATTGTCGAGCCAGACTCTGGCAACTTAATAGACAGCCCAATTAGTGAGTCCATGCTGAAAAATGATGGAGTCGCTAATGTGTTTAACAACTATATGCAGACAAGGAATGATCACTACCGCCAGCGAGCTGACGATATTGAGACAGGCAGAAAGCATGAACCAAGGGCAGGGCAGTCCTCTGATAATCGTTTTACTGAGCTGTTTGGGGGCAAGGGTGTATCAACAGCCATAGGTAATCATTATATGATTAAAGACCAGACAATGTTTGACGAACTGGTGCAGCAAACCTCATTAGATGCACAGAGTCTCGACAAAGACCTGACAGGCATAGGGAAAGGTGCAGAGGGGAAAAGGTTAAGTGAGGGTGTAAGGTCTGTGTTTAGGACTGCTGGTAATAGTGCACAGGCTGCTATGGACTTTATTGATTTCTTACAAGTTTCTATTGATAGACGGCAGCAAATTAAATTCGGTTACCGCTCAGCAAAATGGATTGGCAAGACAGAATACAATCCATTTTATGAGCGAAGCTTTACGCCTATAGGCTGGCAAATTTCCCCCAAGAAACCAAGTATAAGAAGAGGCAGAAGGGTGTTCCCGAATCTAAAGGTAGTAGGTTATGATGCTGACATTATTTCCAGCAATGTAGAGTTGCTACAGCAAGCTGGTTTCATAACTAACCAAGCTAAATTCTTCGAGGACTTCGCTGCTCATGCAGATAGTGTTTTACAGGAGTCTGGTGAGGGTAGGATTAATCCTCTAGGGATGGGTGAGAATGAACTGTTCACGGCAGCCCTCGGCATGAAGGAGTCTGGTCAGAAACTGCAAGACCCGAAGCTGAATGAATTTTTTAGTAACCCAGATAATAAATTGAAGAATGCCTACAAGAGTTATGACTTAGGGGGCATGGCTGGTGCAGCCAATATGAATAAGGGTGGGTTTGCTTTCGATTATAATAATGCAAAGCACAATTATATGCCCATGCTCTCTGGTGCTGGTGCTGATGGCACAACCATACCTCAGACAATGTATATGCCTAGCATGAGCACTAAGGATAACTTTGACAGTAGAGGTCTTAGAAACAATTTACTGGAGGATGTGTTACCTAATATAACGCAAGATAAGTTTACACCAGAACAATTGATGTCAGAGGTAAACAAGTCGAAAGGAGCAAAGGAATTTCTTGAAGACATTGGCATTGATCAGAAGACCTTAAATGAAATAAAGCGTGGAAAGATAATCGACAAAAGCACGCTGGAGTTTTTAATAGGTGCTAACCAGAAAATCTTAAACCTTTCTGTCGATAATTCAAAAGATGGTGACCCGATTTATGGTGACTCTGTCGAGAGAGGATACAGGGAGAACTATGAGGAAATACTTTATATTTTACCAGAGTCTGAAAAATATATTGGTGGAGACCAGAGTGGGGGGCATTGGGAAAATGACAGGGTATTGTTTCATGTAAGAAAGACTGATAGAATCCTGCCCAACGGAGAGACTGCTTACCATATAGAAGAAATCCAGAGTGACTGGCATCAGTATGCAAAGGGAGTAGGCTATGACGATAGCCCAGATGCGGTAGCAAAGTTTGCTAGAAAAAAAGAATTGCAGAAAATTTTTGATGAAGGTGAGCGTAAGTATGAACAGCGAAAAGGGAACGCTGTGCGAGAACGATTCTTTGTGGATGAAGATTTATTTAGAGGTATATACAAAAACAAATTACTGACTCTAGCCGATTACGAAACCGATCCAACGCAGATTGAGAATGATGTTGATACCGCATTAACAATGATGACTAAAGACCATGAGATAAATGGATATAGTCAAGTGTATCATAATATTATTGGTATTGTACAAGAGACGAAAAAGTTTTTTGCAGACAGGATAATTACCAAGCAAAAAAAAGATATGGCTGAAAAGCTACAGGCTAAAGGAGTCTATCCAAACGAGGGCGAGGTAGACTTTTTCGATTTGAATTATGAAAGTCAATTAAATGATACGCAGTTTGCTCATTGGGAAAGGTCATGGAGCGGTGACAGAAATAGTTACACAGAAAACTATTTTAAGCATAGACAGAACTTGATGGCAGAAGACCCATATAAGTATGGGAGTATAGACCAAGAAAAAGTTTGGTATGATATACTTGCAACGCTGCAAACTGGATTAGAAGTTGAACTTAAAAAGGTAGATGACGAAAAAAATGCTGATGCTAATTTGCAGGATGCTCGAATTGAAATTCGGGAAATGAATCGAGAGAGGGGTTCTATTCAGTCAGCAGCCCCAATGAAAAAATCTTGGCACTCTCGTGGACTTGCAGAGGCAATCAACAACGCATGGAATGAGGGTAAGCGATATGTTTCATGGGTAACTGGTGAAAGGTCAGCACAGCAGAACAGGCTGGATGAGCATTTCAATTTTGTGAATGTCACAAAGCTAGATGGTAAAGTAGAAAAAGATAAATTAGGTTTCGCAGTGCCAGATTCTGGTACTCAGTATAAAATCCATGCGGAAAGCAAAACTGGAAGAAGTGTCCGCAAGTCCATAAAAGATGCAGATGAGCTTGCTAGAACGATTGGCAAGGATGCAGCGGATCATGCTGTGAAAGAACTAAGAGGTGCAGAGGCAGGGGCACAAATTGCTGTGCATGATGTAGAAAAGCCACACGCTGGCAGAAGGATCTTCTATGACAAAATGGTAGTGGATGCTGCAAAGAGATTTGCAAAAATTATGGGTACAAGACCACCCATTAAAACTGAAATTTCATTGCAGGATAGAGACAGTACAGCAGCAGTAGGAACGCAAGATCAGTTTGGTGAGGTCAATAAACAGACCCAACAGGTCTGGCTTATGGAGCTGCCTGAGACTAAGCCAGAGTTACCTATGTATATGCCTGATATTAAAACTGGTAAGGAAGATGTGCAGACTGCTAGTTTAATTCAAGAGTATGGGAGTGGGCGCAAGCTTTATATGCCGAGACAACCTAAAGGTAGAAACAAAAAAGTATTATTACGAACAACTGACGAGATAGCTGAAAGTATAAAAGCAGAAGCTGAAGAACGAGGTATTTCCGCTAATGATGTCTACAATGAAAGACTGGCAAAACAACTGCCACCCGAAGAAAAAAATTCCCAACCAAAAAAACCGCAAAATGAAAGTGATATCACTTTAAATGCTGATGAAATAAGGCTTTTAAAGAAAACAACAATTACAGCAGAAGATGCTGCTGCGTATAAAAAAGCAGTAGAGAAAAGAAAGAAATTAGCAGAAAATTTGATTCTTGGTGATAAACTTTTTATGCCCTCTGTCAATGAGCGTAAAGCTTTGAAATATGGACAAAAATTAAGTCAGGCACAGCGGTTGGACAAGTCGATTATTTTGGGTGCTCGGAAGGAGTGGAAGCAGTTAGGGTACGAAGCGCCAAACTTCCAGCGATTCATGAAACTGGAAGACGAGTTTGGAGCAGATCCACCAGCGTTAGCAACACTAGAACCTAATGGGAATTTTAAGCCGATAGAACTTTATTATGTTGGAGATATAGGGGTTGCGAAAAATGCCAACTACGATGCAACTCTCAACATTCAAAAACGATTGTTCGACAAAGTGGATAATCGTGAAAGTCACAGATGGAATGCAGATGAAACCATCACTGTTACGGCAGACCGAAAAAAGGCTAGAGAGCTTCAGGCAAAGTTAGACCCAAACCATGTCCCTCTAGTGTTAGCGAGTAATGCAAAGTATATATTTGATGCTTCTAACCCTGAACATATAGCCTCACTGAAATTACCTGAAGGGGAATTTTTTCCAGCAAACCCAGAAGCGTTTTTTGCGTTTGAGCCAGAAATAAAAGCCAGAGGCTGGCATGGTTACAGAGTGGGTGATGAGATTAGTATTTTTGACAGCACTAGATTAAAATTAATAAAAGATCAATCAGCGGAAACAAAACTCATTTCTAAAGACAGACCATTCGGAAAAGTAAGTGGTTTGTTCGGGCAAAAACTACCTTCTGATTCTTTTAATTCATCGACTAAGAAAGACATTCGATTTATGCCAGATATAAAAGAAATCGATGCACGATCTGAATGGCTATCTAAAACTGTTGAAAGTCAAAATTTTCAGGATTTTATTACTCGTAAAGGCAAGCCTGACTTTGCTTTAAAAAATGAAAGAGGAAGTTATCTGCCTGTGCCATGGTATCATGGTGGGACTATAGGGGAAGGAAATAGGGGCAAGCTTAAGGATTGGACTTTTAAGGATAACTATATTTGGCTGAGTTCTGAAAGAGATTTCAGTCTGGAATTTAGTATGTATCGAGGTGCAGATCCCCTTCTTTATGAAGCACAGATGAGAAGTGCCAGTGATGCTGGAAATCCAATCATGGTAGCGACTAATGCATCTAATGTTTTTCATTATGCTAACCCTAAGCACATTAAAAAATTAAGAGAAAATTCTGACCTAGATTACTATGGGATTGAAGATCTGAAACTAGGAGAATGGTACGATGTTGAGCCTCATTTAAAACTCTTGCAAGACTTAGGATTTGATGGCGCTCGAATGAAGCAGGATGGTACGGAAAATGTTGTTATTTTTAATCGAAAAGACATTAAGCTAATTCAAGATGTTAATGATAAAAATAGGTCTGTTGAAGTTTCAGGGAAATTCATTGGCGATCAATTATTTTTACCGCAGCTTAAGTTTGATTTCGATGGCAAGGATTCTGCGGTAGAAATGTCTCCAGTTTCTAAAGATCGTGCACCAACCTTTTGGAAGCTTTTTAAAATTAACCCAAAAGGCATTAAGGTTTACGACAAGGTCGCTGATGTTTTAATAGATACTGGGACTCCAAGTAATGACCCTGCTAATGCTGTTGATCACTCTGCTAAGCTTGGATTAGATCCAAGAAAATTAAGGGAAGCTATGGCACGAGCTCAAGTCCGATACAATGCTAAAAACAATAGATTTTATATGCCCATACCAGTGCCGACTGAACCTCAGCCAGTACTAAAAACAAAAAAGGCTTTTAAGCTTTTCAAGGTTGGTAAAGATAAAAAACTTTACCCATTGTTTGTGAACGCAAACCAACCTGTGAGACTAAACAAATGGCAGGTGGCTGAAATGGGTGAGCAAAACCTGAAGACTGGCAAAGTTAAATCCAAGATCGGTGACTTAGCATATCGGGCAGGGTGGCACGCTAGTGACTTTCCCATGGCTTTACACATTGGGTCAAAGTCTAAGAACACTCTAGTCAAACCTGACACTAGGAGACCTGATGAGGTCTGGGCTGAAGTTGAGCTGGCTGATGATTTCGACTGGACTGAGGTTGCCAAAGAAAGGGCAGAGTACAATAAGGACGGCACTATAAAAGCAAGGACAGCCCAGATAATAGACCAAGTGCCATATAATGGACACTATCGCTATAAGACTAACCCTAACATGGTAGGGGAATGGTTAATCAGTGGACAGATGAAGGTAAATAGAGTTCTAAGCCCACAGGAAGTAAAGGACATTAACGACAGGTATAATGTTTCTGATCTTAAGAGAAGACAGCCTCAAGTAAAGCTGACAGAGAAAGATCTAAATTATATGCCATCAGTTAGTGGAGTTCAAGAGTCGGTACACGGCTACATTCCACGAGTTCAAGTAGAGATCACTGACAATCATGTAGACAAGCATTACATTCCAGACTTCTTACTAGCCAAAAAAGTTTTTCCTGTGCTCGGTGATCGCTTGAAAGTCGGATGGCATACAGCTCGGTCTGGTAATAGGTTTGAGTGCAGGGGTGGACATGATCACCCAAAGTTTGGGGGACACAAAGGACTGGTTGCTTGGGCTTGTGGGCAGTCAGGTGACAAAATTGATTCAGTTGTTGCTGGGTTGCTTAAGGGAATTGAAAGAAGTGATGGTTACGCTGCGACTGTTCTGATGTCCGAAGAGGCTCTGGCATCTAACAGGACTTACGCCAGAATAATGATGGATGAGCTTGAGTACGATTCTTTCCATGTGCAGGGCGGTAAGGCTATTGTGGAAAAATATATACAGCAAGCAGCGGAAAGCTTGGACTTGCCAATTAGAAACCTTGATGACCTAAAGGCAGTGACTCCGACAATGGTTTTTGAGCTTAGAAAAAAATTATTAAGTCGAGTTATGCCAGCAGCCTACAAGCGTGAAATAAAAAAGAATGCTCCTAAAGGCTATAAGGCTATAGACTGGAAAGATCTCTACCAAAGCCTTGCTTCCTATAGAGACGCTGATGGCTATAGGCATGGAGACATAATTCATATTCTTAAGTTCGATATAGCAAACCCAATGATAGACTTAAAAGATATTGGTGCAACTCCTGACCCGACTTATGATGTAAGCTTTCGGGGTACTGCTGTGCACTCAATGGAGGGTCATGTGTCAGCTTTTGATCTCTTTAAGGAAGGCTTAGATGTGTTTGCTTATGATGAAGATTTCAATGCAATGGAAGGGAAGAAAACAAATCCACAAAGAACAATCCAGCCAGACAGGAGTTTAGGCAGTAGTTCATATAGGGTCATGCAGATGCGAACGGCACACGATTTAATGCAGAGACCTTTGACAAAAGAAAACACGCTGCCAAGCAAACCAATTAAGTATAAACCAAAAGTTAAGGCTGACGAAAAAAGCCTGTACTTCAGAGACCAGAGAAATACAAAACTTAGAAAAGAAAAGGAATCACTATTATGAAAACTGTAGAAAAAAAGAAAGCACCAGCCAAAGAAATTAAGAAAAAAGCTCCAGCTGACAAAAAAGTTGTAAAGCAGAACTCCGCTGGAAATAGGGGCAATACGCCCTTAGCCAGATAATTTTTTAAATCAAATGTAGCTTTCTTTCATTTGGTACTTGCTTTCTGTGTACACATAAACTATATCTGTATGCATGAACAACGAACAAGTATTCGCACAAGGGAACAACGCCATCAACTGGGTCAAAAAAGGGTCTTACCAAATTAATGGTTATGACAAGTCTGGGGACTTAATCTACACCCTTAAAAACAAATGGGCATTAGGTTGGTGGTATTTGCAAAATGTTTGGGAGGGATATGAGGTTGGGCAATTCGACTACCCATCACTTAAAGCCTACGCTAAAGCCGAAGAAAATTACAAAACTTTATAAGGAGACCAACCGAATGAACATTTACCAACAATTTCAATTACCTAATGACGAGGACAATAATCTTCGCCACAAAGCAATCTACGCATCAGTTAAACAATGGCTTGAGCATGAAGACCAAGATTTAACAATTAAGGAAATCTGCGATCAGTTGAGATCAGTCGAAGATGTTGTCACAGGAAGACCTCCATGCGTTACCACTAAGGAAGGCATTCTTGAAAACTTTGCTTTGTATCAGGTAGCTTTTACCTTTGAGAACGAAATTAACAACTTACTTGAACTAAACTAAGGAGACCAACCACATGAACAACAAATACCGCATACAATATCAGAGAATTAGTAACCCAGAGCATAGCAGAGCTAGAACACAATGGTGGGACTCATTTAAAATAATTGAAGCACCAACTTTTGATGATGCCATTGCCAAATTCATTGAGAAGCACACCTTTATAATTCTTAATGATGAAACTCTTGGTTATTGTGTTCCCTACATTGATAAATGCACCGAAGAAAAATAAGGAGCTAACCACATGAAACTTAAAAAAGCATTTAACCAAGCTAGAAACTTTGAACTTACATGGTATCCAGAAGGGTGCGCATCAGATCAAATCAAGATCACTAAAGCAGCTGTAAAGAGGGATATCAAACCCTGCTGTGAGAAATATCTAGATTGTGATGGAGACCAGTTTTCCGACAGTGAACTAATCTGGTACGGAGAGGGTGGAGAAATTATCTGCAGTTATGACATTGAAAGAAATTTACTTACTATTGGTGCTTAGTCTTGACATCACTTGAATAAGACCCATAAAGCTTAATTACGGCATGAATTTTCATCTAACCAGCGCCGAGGACTGCAAATCCTCTATTCCTCAGTTCGATTCTGAGTCGCGCCTCCATTCCCCTCTAAGGGAATTTGAGGGGATTGTGAATAAATCTCATGCTTCTGTTGTTGAAGAAAAAAAGCTTTCAGGATACAGATATGGGTCTGTGCAAATACCAGTTACCCTGACTGATCACGGCAGCTATGTTGGTTTAAATTTCACTTACAAAAATACCTCCCACTCTCACAGACTTTATATTGCACTAAGTGAATTAACTGGAAATGACATATCTACCACTATCGAAAAAGTGTGCCGAAAAATTGACGGCACAGGCACAATTAAGGATTTACTTGATCTTTACCTTGAGCATGGCACTGGTAGCGAGCCTACCAGAAAGAAGAATGTAGCACATATAAAAGATCTATTTTCGAGGGAGGGTTGGGATCTTAGTGACTCAATAAAATTTTTATCTGAAGTTGACGAGCTAGGTCGGACACTCCCAGAGAGATGGGAAGCGATATTTAATCTGCCCCACAAGCTTCGGCAGATAAGGTCTATTTTTGGTCGCAAAAACCTGTTGTTGTTCAAGCGTAATGGCTGGGATACTAGTTATTTTGGGAATTTCTTGGCGTTTATTCCTGAGACAACAGTATCCCAGCCTTTTACTACTGATGACAGCGAGGTAGATCACATAATTAATTTCTTTAATGGGGCTAGGGAGCAGCACCCTATATTTTATGATATTTATATGCTGGCTTTTGGCTGCGGTCTCAGGAAGTCAGAAATTTATCAAATTGAGTACTCCAATTTTACGACTTTTAATGGGCAGCATTTCTTGCTGCTCCCTTTCGCTACTAAGCGTAGCAAACTGAAACAAACGAATCATGTCGAAAAAGTAGGTATTTCTCGACAGGTCTACGATCACTTTACCTGCCGAGAGCAAGCTGGCAGAGTAGTGCACGGAGGTGAGAGACTCCATCGTAGATTCGTTTCATTTTTAAAGAGCGAGCTTGGCATAACCGAGAACAAGGCGTGTCATAGATTAAGAAAGATATTGGGGGCTAGATTGGCATCTACCGCTGGCATATTCCATGCAGCGAAAACCCTCAGAAATTCGGTAGCAGTGGCAGAGAAGTATTACTCTGACCTGACAGCCCACCGAAATGAACTAGAGGTGTAGGACAGGGGAAGTGGTATACATAAATAATGACTCACATGGCATAACTGTGCCTACTTTGTTAACCAAAAAACAAATACAGGTTAACAATATTACAGTAAGTACTGATGGTAATGATGTTACCATAGAAACAAGTGGCGAGTGGAAGGGTAAAATAAAGGATCTTTTAGAAATTATTATGGAGGTTACAAATGTCGATTAATTCCCAAAAGAAAGGGGCAAGATATGAGCGCGAGGTAGCTGAAATCCTTAGAGGTTATGGCTACGAGGCAAAGCGAGGCTGCCAACACGCTGGGGGTCATGACTCTCCAGATGTAGCTTGCCAAGATTTTGCCTGTCATATCGAGGCAAAGTATGTGGAGAAATTAAATATCTGGAACGCATTTGAGCAGAGCGAGAGAGATGCCCCTGCAAGTAAGCCAGCCTGTGTAGTGCACAGGAAAAATCACAAAAAATTTTCATTAATCACTCTGAGATTTTCAGACTTCTTAGAGTTAATCCCAAAACAAGAACAACCAAATGAATGAAGACAATAAAATCGTTCCTTACATGGAACAGAAGAACATTAATACTGCACTTGCGAAAGCTCAGGCAGAACTACAGAACCCCAAGAAAAACCAGAAAGGATATGGATACAAATACGCTGGACTGGATCAGACTGCATCGCACATAAATCAAGTCTTAAATAAGCATGGGCTAGTCTTACAACAATTATTGCAGGATCAGGAGCGTGAAGGTCACTGGGTTTGTGTAGAGACTGTGATCAAACACATTTCTGGCGAGCAATCGCAGCCCAGCTTCTTTGCCATGCCAGTTGAGCAGGGCAAGGGCATGAGCTTAGCCCAGTCTTATGGTGCTACAGTTACTTACGCTCGTAGGTACGCCTTGGCAGCCTATGTGAACATAGCAGCGGAAGAGGATATTGATGGAGCGTTGCACCGAGATCCATCAAAGACGAAACCTAAAGTTAATAAGTCTGCCCTTATCAATGAAGTTAAGGAAAAGCTCATTGATCATGGCGCTACATCATATGCCAAGGCTAAAGGGTTTGATCCAGATACTGCAACAGTACCACAGCTAGAGACTTTTCTAGCGAAGAGCAGTGAGGAAATCACAAAAAAAGTAGATGAGTGGGAAGCAGAACAGGCAGGGGGTAAGGCAGCATGAGAGTAGTAGCAGGACATATGTCGAACAAGTATGACTACCAAATGATTTACAGGTTTAGCATAAGGCATGGGGTGAAAGTCCCAGTCTACCTTCAACCAAAAAAATACCTACCCAAGATCTTTGTGGATACAAATGAAATGTATGGAGGATCTGAGTACGGATACCTGATTAAGCTGGAGACTCTGGCAAAGATCTTAGGGTATAAGGGTGTTAATAAAAGGGGGAGGTCTGGAAAAGATTTCTGGAAGTTTTCTTCTGATGAAAAGGAAG